GAAGCCCGAGTAGCGTGCCCTTTCCGTTAGGGCCGGTGATGTTGCGGGCGATGCCCCATTGGCGGACGTTCTCAATCAGTTCTTCGATGTTCATTGGTTGGTTGGTCATTGGTGATTCTTTTCCGCCCATGTGGAAAGGGCATGGGCGATGGCATCCAGTTTCTTCGCGGCGGTCGCGGGAGACAGCTCGGCACCTTCCTTGGCTCGATGGTGACCCGTGATGGCCCCCTGGAACTTCGGACTGATCCCAGCGTGAGCGGACCACTCGTTGGTTTCGATGTTGGCGACCATGCGCATCGTCACGGTCTTCTCGCGGTAGAACTCCATCAACATCCGCAGATCGTCCATGTCGGAAACCTTGAACGACACGCAGGACTCGTCTTCGTCGGACCAGTAGTTTTCCTCAATGCGCTGCTCCAATTCTGGATGCGTTCCGCCGAAAAATGGCCAGACCTGCGCGGGGTTGCAGGACGAAACGTGAAGGGTGAATTTGATGTCAGGTGTCATGGTGTCTTTGTTTGAGTTCGTGTAGTTCGATGAAAATGCTGATGGAGTTTTCGCGCTCGGCGTCGAGTTCCTCGCGCAGGGTTTTGACTTCGTGTTTCCAGACCGCCAGCTCGCGTTCCATCGACTCGGCCAAATCGCGGAGAATGAAGCTCCACTGGCCGTTGGAGGCGGCGATTGCGGCGTCGGTGCGCGGGGTCGGTGTCATGGTGTCAATCTGGCTTCGTTCTTGAAAGCGCCATCCGAATAACGCGACGGTCACGCCGAAATGCCTCAGCTAGCTGCCTAGGCTCGACGCCATTGTCATAGGCTAGTCGAATCGCGATGTTGCGGGCGGCGATGGCGGAAGGGCTGTTGAGCGCGGGGGAAAGTGCTTGCGACGGCTTCACCTCCCACTCGCTGGCGGCTTGCCGGATCGCCTCGCGGACGACTAGGGCGGTTTGCTCAAGGGTCATGGCTCGTGCTTCCAATCGACGATTAGCCGCGCCATTTGAGCGGCGGTCTTGACGGGCTTCGACTCCTTGCCGTTCACGCTGGCCAGCATTCCGCGCCCGCCGCGCCCGTTGTCCCACAGCCACCAGTCAAGCCAGCCGTCCGGGTCGATGATTGTCACGGCGTCCTCGAAAGCGCCCCAGATAGCCTCGTGGAGCCTTCCCTCGGTGTCCATGCACCCCGCCTTGATCGCGGCGTTACAGGCATCGTCTAGGCGGTTATATGAGGCCGTCAGCGTTTCAATCACGCCTTGCCAGTGTTTGATTTGTTCAGTGCGGTTCATTTTGTTTGATGGGTAAAAGCGAGCAGTTTCGCGACCTGCTCAGGTCGGCATGAGGAAATCAGAGGAGCGAGCCTTCCATGGCGTGAGACTCGACAGCGGATCGCAGGTTGGTCAATGCCTGCTTGTAGTAGGTTTCCTTGAGTTCAATCCCGATTGCTTTCCGCTGGTTGATCAGCGCCCCGAAAGCCTCGCTCCCGACGCCCATGAACGGAGTGAGAACCACCTCGCCAGGATTGGACCGGAGAACAATCACGCGCTCGATCACATCAAGCTGAAGCGGGTGAACGTGCTTCTCATCGTCCGCGTCCTTCGTGTCCTTGTAGGGCAACACCCGATCAATCCGAACGTCATCCCAGAACGCGGAGGCGTAGTTGCGCCAAATCCAATGGCTGAAACGGTTCTCGGTCTGCTTGCCCTTCCACCCCCGGAAAGCTTGGATTTCGGCGGGCATCTGGCGACTCCCGGCGTATTCATGCAGGCCGGTCGGGTGAGCGATTGGAACCTTGTTCTCGCCCTTCTTGCGGAACAGCAAGAGATAGTCCGCCCCGGCGCAATCGCAAAGGCTGGAGTCGTCCACGATCTGCTTGTGAGCAAGACCCTTGGCCATAGTGCGGAGTCGGACGCCGAGCGGTTCCTTCCACACGGCATGGCGAGCAACGAAGACGAAACCGAGTTTTTGGTGAAGCCGGATGATGTCGCCGGGGAAATCGGTGAGGCCGGAACCAGCGTTGCAAGAGAACGGAACATCCATGCAATGCACGGCGGTCAAGCGGCCTGGCTTCGTGGTCCGGTGGATATGCTCAACGAGGAACCCGTAATGCTCAAAAAACTCCTCGTAGTTCCGGCAGTTGCTCATGTCGCGCTCGCTGCTGGAGTAGTTGTAAAGCCCGCAGAACGGAGGCGAGTAAACCGACAGGTCGATTGACTCGTCCGGCAGGGTTGGCATTACCTCGCAGCAATCGCCATGGTAAGCGGCGTAACGGTCGGTGATTTCTTGGTTAATGATGCTCATATTATTATAGATTTGCAGATGATTTGATGTAGGCGGAAACCCTTGAGAGGTATTGGTCTATTGTTGTTCTTTGTGGATCAGTTTTTTTCTCCTTGTCACGAGTCGGGTATCCAACCAGCCTAGACACGCTGAAATTGGACGGGGTCATGGCTTTGTGAGTGAATGGGAACTGAACCATAATTGCCTCTCTCCCGCCCCCGATTACTGATTTCAGTTTTGCGTAGAGTTGCCTTACTGATGGCGGCATGGATTCAAACTTTTCGAGAACCATATCACGATAAGCCGCAGCAATCATTGGAGACTCCGTGTGGTTTTGGTGCATTGCCAAAACCGTAGCCGCACGGACAGAACTACAAGCAATTTGCTTTTTCGCAGTAGGGCATTCAGCCATTAGCATTTCGTAGTATCCGCCAAAAGCATCATAAATTGAATCTGCTTCCGTTTTGGTGATTTTTGTCATGCCTCCCGGCCCCATCCAGTGCATTACGTTGACAAATGCGATCTTGCTTTTGTCCCATCCATGATGGTCTGAGAAAGTGCGTTGCTTGCCCCCGTCGAGAACCGAAAATGTTGAGTCCGGCGTATTCCAGAAAACCCATTGCCAAATTGGGATTCCGGTTTCAATAACGGCGGTAAGCCGGGTCTGGCCGTCAAGCAAGCGGATCGGATTTGCCTTGGTTCCAGAAAAGGCAAGCGCCTGATGGGTAAGCTGGAACTCGCCAGCCTCGATCAGTCGGGCGTAATACTTGGAGTTGCCAACCGGCAAGCGGCGGTTACCTTCGTTAAATTTTAGCCACGATGCCGCCAGTGATGGCGTGATGTGGACTAGCTCAGGTTGCATCTTGTTCATAGCCATGACGGTGTAGTTGCTTGGATCAGGTGTTTGTTTTCTTGTTCAATGCGAAGCTCGTTGTTCATGAGCGACACAAGGTGCCGGAACATGGATTCAGCCGCTTCGGCTTTTCGCTGGAGATTGGAAAGGACGTTAGCCTCGCCTTCGGAGGTGATCACATCCACGGTGACGGGCCGCTTTTGGCCGAATCGCCATGACCGGCGGATGGCTTGATAGTATTGCTCGAACGAGTGGGACGGGAACATGGTCTGGCGGGCGCAGTGCTGCCAGTTCATCCCGAGGGAAGCGATTTTCGGCTTGGTCACGATCACCCGGATTTGACCGGCAGAAAACGCGGTGAAGACCTCTTCCTTTCGCTCGTCCGAGTCATCGCCAGAAATTTGCACGGCGTCGGGAATCAGCTTCGTCAGCAGGTCACCCTCCCGGTTCAAGTAGCACCACGATACGACCGGCTCTTTCAACCCGCTGGCAATTTCGGCGGCAATCTCGCATCGCTCTTGGCATGTTCTGGAGCGCTCGGCCCGCTGTTCCGCCAGACCAACGGCGGGAAGATCAAAAAGAAACTCAGGGTTTACCGTGCGAGCCTTGACGACATGCTGGCGGGCGTTGAGCGGAGGAAGGTCGAAACCTTCGTCGGAGAATCCCATGTCGGACGGCTTGCGAATGGCGCGGGACCATGAACAAACCCACCGCCAAAAGTCTTGCTCCGAGTGACCACGGAAGCGGTAAAGGCCGCTCCGGTTTTCGTCTTTCCGGCTCATCGTGGCTTCCGTCTTCTTGAAAAACCGGCCAAGCATGTCCATATAACCAAGATCGCCGAGAGCTTCCGAGGAAGTGCCAAGCTCCACAAAATCGTTAGGTGCTGCCGTCGCTGTGCAAAGCAGGCGATAAGGAAGCTTCCGCATAAAGTCGGTGACCGCTGCTTTCGTCGCGCCGTCGAAGTTTTTCAGGATGCTGGATTCATCGCAGACGACACCCGCGAAGTCATCCGGGTTGAAGTAGTGCAGCCGCTCATAATTCGCGATGACGATCTTGATTGTGCCGACCTTGCCGTCAGCGGAGCGCATGGCATCCACTCCAAGCTTGCTTGCCTCGATGAGCGTTTGAGCGCCGACCGCAAGAGGGGTGAGAATCAAGACTCGCCCGTTGGTTTTCTCTACCACGTTTTGCGCCCAGGTAAGCTGCATAAAAGTTTTTCCAAGGCCACAATCGGCAAACATGGCAGCACGACCCTTGCGGGTAGCCCATTCAACAAGTGCCCGCTGGAACGGGAAAAGCTTGTCCGGTAGAAATGTAGGTTCAAAGCCGAATGATCCGGCTAGGTGGGTTTTTTGAGCAAGGAAGGCTTCGTAGTTCATGCGCCGAACCCGCTACCCCTCCTGTCCCGCCGCCTCAACAAAAAAGGCGCATCCCGCGAAAATAAACCTGACGAAAAAACTTGCCAGCCTTGCCGCCTTTACGCGCTGTAAGCCTCGCTCGCCCGTCAAGTTTTTCGCGCTGTATGACACAAATAAAGTTGACGCTTTTTCTCGCCAGTCGGGGTGGTCGAGGGGATTGTGCGGCTGTCAAACGACACCAACCAAACGACACAATGAAGACCACCATCCGCCGCAACTCCAAAGCCATCCGTGAAATTCTTTCGGCTGGTTACACCGCTAAAGCTTACTCACTCGACAACGGATTTTCCGGCGAGCCTTGCGCCCTTGAATGGGTGCGCGGTGACTATCACCGGTTTTCGTTTGCCAAGGCATCCAAGCACGGCGAGCGCGTGACCATCAGGGTCCACAGTAATCTCTGGTATGAGCTGACACCTGAGCTTGTGACCGCCTAACCTTTCCCGCCCCGCTCCCGCTTTGCTTGTCGTTAGGTTGACGGCGAGCGGCGGCGGGGAACCACCTACCACCATGACACCAACCCAGATAGCCAACCTAGAGGCCAACTACCTCCAGCGGTCGCGGCAAGCTAAAGCCTGCGGAGACTACGTCACCGCCGCCGTGTGGTCCAACGCCGCTTCGCTCCTTATTGAAGCCGCTAGCAAGCCACGCCGCACCCGGCGCAAACTCACCATGCCATGAGCCTCCTAGCCGCCATCTTCGTCTGGGCCGGTCTTTGCATCGTCGCCCT